CGAACCCGTTCCTCGTACGCCTCGACCTGGCGGGTCAGGTCGGCGATGTCCCGGTCGCGCTGGGCAATGGCCACGTCCATCGCCGACAGGCGCGGACCGCGCCGGTTGGCGCCGGAGAGCCAGCGCCACAGGCGGCGCAGCGGGGTCACCGGCTGCCGCCCTGCTGCTGGTGGCGGGTGTAGTCCTCGATGAGGTCCAGGAGGCGCTTGGTCAGCAGCGTGACCTCCGCGGCCTGCTGATTCAGCGCGTCCGCCCTGGCCCGCTCCCGCCGCGTCGCGCTGCCCGGCGTCAGGTCCTCGCGCAGCAGCAGGACGACGACGATCAGCAACGTCGCGGTCGCCCCACCAGCGCCGATCAGGTCCCACATCTCCCCGACTGTCATGCCAGACGCTCACTCGCTACTCCGCTCATCCCCGCTGCCCCCACGTCTCATCGCTCGCCAGGCTCCCCGCGGTCCTCGACCTCGATCGCCGCGACCGCGCCGAAATGCAGGTAGGCCAGCGGCGCCGGCTGGTCGTTCGCCGTCGTGTAGCGGAGCTCCGGCGGCAGCTGCGCGCCGTGGTGATCGACGCGCGGGATGATCTCGTATGCCTCGCACGGGACCAGTAGCCGCTGGCCGCCGATCAGATGGATCGTCAGGACAAACCGCGCGCTCATGGGCGCCCGCCGTTCGCGCGCTCGTATCGCCCGCCGCGCCGGACGCGCCCATGCCCCAGCATGGCGCTGATCTCCGGGCGCGGCTGGATCGTGCCGGCGCGGTCCGCCGCCAGCTGGTCCTCACGGCGCGCCAGCGCGGCGTCCAGGATCTCCGCCGTGACGGCGCCGATGTTGGCCGCGTCCAGCGGGATCGCGTCATAGAGAAACGGCGCCGCCGCCGGATCGGCGTCCGGATCGTCGTCGTACCAGGCGACGTCCGCGCTGGCCGCGCCGCCGTTCATGCGGACCCGTAGAACCTTGTGGTAGAGCATCGCTACCCCCTCACACTAGACCGGGATCAGGCTGAGCGCCGTCACCCACGATTTCACGGTCAGCTCGACGTCGCACAGCTGCGCCGACGAGACGACGACGCTATTGGCCTGCCGGAGCACGTGGCCGTCCACGTCCACCAGGTACGGCGTGATATCCAGGACGGCGTCGGTATCCCAGGGTCCGCCCAGCGCCGCCGTTCGGTCGGTCCCGTTGATTGTGATCCCGAATTGCGGCGCGCTCGCCGCCGGACCCTCATAGATCCCGTATGTCAGCGCGTGGGTGTGATCGGTGACGGTGTGACTGTGCGCGTTGATCGTGTGGGTGTGCGGCGCGACGCTGTGCGTATGGCTGCCCTCGGAGACGGTCGACGTCGCGGTGATGTTGTGCTGGTGGAACGTGAACCCGCTGGTCCAGAGCGTCTGTGTGGAGCCTTCGGCGCCGTTGCGGCCCCCATAGATCCCGTAATTCAGCGCTCCGCCAGCTGACGACGCGAAGACCATCTGTTGCAGATAGCCGGGATCCGTCCAGGATGACGTCGGATTCGCCTGTCCGATTTGGTGATAGTGTTCGCCAATGTCGTTCGATGTAACGGCGGCGCTGATCCCGTGACTGTGCGACGTCCCGGCGCCGGACGTCGTCCCGCCGCCGCTGTTCGCGCTGGTCGCCGTCGCCGAGGCCGTCTGCCCGCCGCCCGCGGCCATCGTGGACACGTTCGACTTCACCTTGCGCTTGACCAGCCGCAGCTCGGCGCGGTGGAGGTACGTCACCGTGTCGTCGTAATCGACGGTGATCGTGGCATCGTGCGTGGCGTCGACGGATTCCCGGTACGGTCCGTGAATCTCGCGATAGGTAAATGGTTTCATGGCGGTCTGGATCGCCCAGATATCCTCGATCGCCTGGGCGATGCGATCCCCGGCGCCCTCCGCGTGGCGGTCAACGGTCGCCAGCTCCAGCTCCCAGGTATCGGACCCGTCCGGATTGAACGACCGCCGGTAGCCCATGACGTAGACGGTCGCGTCCACGCTGCGCCATTGCCGGCGCCCGGATTCGTCCTCAGCGATGCCGGTCCATTGGAGGCGCGCCGTCTCGCCCAGCCGGAACGTCGGAGATCCGGCCTCGATATGGCGCAGATTGCCGACCGTCGCCTCATAGAACGCCGCCGGCGATGCGTGATAGCCCAGCCAGGCCGCGGCGACGTCGTACAGCACGTCCGCGGCGTCCTCGATCTCCTGGGCGGCGTTCGATAGCGGCGCGATATCGTCAACCTTGACGATCTGCGTCCGCGCGCCATAGCTGGCGATCGAGGCGGCGTCCTCCAGATACCAGTATGGATTGCCGTCCGGCCCCGTCGCGGTCTGGATCGTGTACGGCGTCGTGCGGCTGGAGTGTTCCAGCGTCAGGACGTTGACGCCCTCGCCGGCGCCCAGCGGAATGACGCGATTCCACAACTCCGTATCCTCGCCGGCGATCCGCAATCCCAGGAGCGGGACGACGCCCAGGTCGGCGTCCGGATGCTCGACGGCGCGGAATACCAGCCCGGACGCCGCGCCGGCCTCGCCCAGATCGACGTTTCGATTCAGGTTGTCCTCGCGGACGTGCCAGCCCATGACGCGGGCGACCTCGCGAAGCGCTTTCCAGACGGACGCGCCATCGAATCGGGCGCTAATCAGCGTCCCGGCGTCGATCGTGCCGGCGCTCCAGCCGGTCCCGGAAATCAGCGTGCCGACCGCGCTGGTCACGGTATCGCCGGCGAACGTGCGCCCCAGGAGCGTATTCGCCCAGACCAGCTGTGCGGCGACGGACCGCCCGGATGCCTCCAGGACGCGATCGTCCGCCGCGCCGACCGTGATCGCCGCCTGGTCGATAACGCCGCGGAACAGCAACCCCTCTCCCTCACGGCGGATGCGAACCTCGCGCCCCTCGACCAGCTGGTCGGCGTTCGTCGCGGTCGCGTCAACCGTCAGGCGCCAGTCCCCGATCTCATCGAGGCGCCCGGAATACTCCGCCGTCAGGATGCCGACGATCGGCCCGGACCCCAGGAGATTCCCGGCCAGATCGTAGACGTCCGCCGCCAGGCGCGGCTCATAGGTGATCGGAATAATCCGCCGTTCGACGGACGCGACGCTGATCGTCGTCGTGATCGTGGCGTCAACCGACTGGGCGATCTCCGGCGTGCCGGCGCCGATCGTCGTCGTGATCGCGCCCGCCGCGGCGTCCAGATCCGCGGCGATCGACGGCGCCGGCCCGATCGTCGTCGTGACGGTCGCGTCCGCGGTCCCCTCGATCGTCAGCGCATCGATCGCCGGCGTGATCGTCGTCGTCAGCGTGGCGTCGCCGGCGATCGCCTCCGACATGAACAGGTCGGACGTCGCGCCGATCGTCGTCGTGATCGTGGCGGCGTCCGCCTTCGCCTCGGTGATCGCCAGCGTCGAATCCGGCGTGATCGTCGTCGTGAGCGTGGCGGCGGGAGTTTTCTCAACGATCGCCGTGTACTCGACGTGCAGCGCCGGCGCGTTATAGGTCGCGTGGTCATAGGACGCCGCGTCCCGCCGGCCGGTCCCGCTCGACGCCGGCTCGACGTAGAACAGAATCACGCCGGACGCCAGATAGCCGTCGTCAATTAGCGCCTGGACCAGCGACGTGATGTCCGGCGTGTCGTAGGAGGTGCCGGCAGTCCACGACGCCACGCTCGACCAGGAGACCGTCGTCGCGTGACGCGTGGCGGTCCCGGCGGCGGACTCGGTCGTCGGCGCCGCCGGGTTGTCAGCCGCGCGCGCCTTGACGACGAACGATGCGGCGTCACTGTCCGTCGCGGCCGCCACGAACGTGAGTTTCGCCGTCGCAACCGTGGCTCCGTCTAAAGCGCTCAGCCCGGTGAACCGGAAAAATCCCTTGTTGTCCGATACGCCGCCGATGAACGTGTCGTCATCGGTGCTGGAGAACGACCCCGAGCGCCAGCGCCCATCGTCGCCGCTGGCTCCGACGCTCGTGTCGATCGTCGGATCGATCGTGATCGGGTACGTCAGTCCGGATAGGTCCGGCTGGATCGTATAGGCGCCCTGGTAGGTCGGATGACTCCCGAACGTGCCGGAGACGGCGCGCTCGGTGCCGGCGGCGTCCGTGAGCGTGAACGGCGCGACCGCGGCGACCGTCTCCCCGTCGCGGTCGGAGACGATGCGCGTCCCCTGGCGCGTCAGGCCGGTGAGCGAGACCGGGAAGCGCCAGCGCGTGCTGGCCGGCGCCAGCAGAACCAGCTCCAGTTTCAGGCGCCCGCCGGTGAACGTGACGCGCAGCTCCGCATCGGCGCGATAGAACACGACGCTTGCGCCCTCGCGCCGTCGCCCGTCCCAGGGAATCGCGGCGTACTGTCCGTTCGCGCGCCGGAATTCCGGACGCCCGAAATCGATCCATTCATCCGGCACGTCGCGGCGCGGCCAGACGCGGCGATTGCCGTCGCGCACGCGGACGCGATACGGCGCGCGTTCGACCTCATCATCGAACGCCGGATCGGCGCTGGCCTGGACGGTCGTGTCGATCTCCGCCCAGGCGCCGGCGTCCCGGTAGTGCAGCGGCCCGACCGTCGCGACCAGGATCCGGCGCCCGTCGTCCGGATCCTCCAGCTCGATCGCGTTCCGGTCGCGCCGGATGACCTGGGCGCGCGGACGCGCGGCCAGCACGCGCTCGCGGATCGCCTGGGCGCGATTGCCCAGTCGTGCCGCGGCAGCGGTCGCCGCCCCCTGGTCCCCGGCGCCGTCCGGCCTCCCCCTCGGCATGGCTAGGCGGCGTTGAACGTCAGCGCGACCGTCAGCTGCCAGGTGGCGGAGCTCGTCTTCGTCCCCAGCGCCTCGACCTCGCGGAGCATCATCTGGCCGGCGGAGGCGTGATTGAATACGCCCCATTCGTCCCAGGCGTGATTCGCGTCCGTCGTGCCGAACGTGGACCGGAACGTCGCAACGTTGGTAGAGCGCGACGGATAGGTCGCGTCCATCGCTTTCCGCGTCTTGCTGGCGCCCTGGAGATCCGTCTGCGCCGCGTTGTGCGCCGTCGTGCCGTTGCCGACCCCTAGATAGGCGTTCGCGTTGTTGAACGCCGTATACGTCCCGCCTCCGATCAGCGCGTCCGCGATCAGCTCCCCGGTAATCGTCTGTGCTGGCATTAGCCCTGCCTCCCCTGATAGTCGCGCTCCAGCTGGTCCGCCAGCGCCTGATCCGTGACCAGCGCGCCGTCCGGATCCAGCCAGAACACGCGCGCCAGTGTTTCGTCCGGCGCGCCGTCGTCCGGCGTGCGCCCGTCGTTCCATTTCTCCAGCGTCCGCACGCCGCGCGTGTAGCCGGATACGTCCGCCCGCTGGTCCGTCATGCCGCCCCCGCTCAGATACGCTGTGACTATCGCCGTCGCCTCTATTGTGCGACGTGCGGCGCGCCGTGCCTAGATCACGTCTAGCGAAATGCTGGATAGAACGAAATTGTCAGCGTCGCGTTCGTGCAGCCTCTGACCTCGATCGATTGCGCGCCTGGGAGAAATCGCATAAACCCGACCTGGACGGATCCGGTGCTGAACAGCGCGTAGTCGTCGCTCCAGGTCGCGCCGTCGTCGTCCGTATATTCGACCGTGTAGGCGCCGGCGTTGACGCGCAGCTGATCGAGCGCGCCCGCCGCCGTGCGCGTGGACGTCCAGGTCTCGCCGGTCAGCGCGTGGCTCACGCTGGGACCGTCGAATCCGCCGGCGGACCCGGACTCCAGGAGGAACGTGATCGCGCGGACGTCGGCGTTCCCGCTGTTCGTGACCGCGATCGTTTGCGGATCCGTCGTCAGCGCCGTGACGATCGATGTCTGGGTATCGTCGTACCAGTCGGAGAGACGGTCGAATTCGATCACGACGGGCGCCAGGCGGTCGGCGCGGCTGGAGAGCTGGATATCCGGCATCGCCCGCGGGCGCGCCCAGGACCAGCGCTCCGTCCCGTCGTCGTCGGCGCTGTAGAGCTTGCCGCGCCCGATGCTATAGATATCGGCGCGCAGCGCGTCGGCGTCCGTGTCGAATGCGGTCGCGTCGTCCGCGGCCAGGAGCGCGCGGAGGCGTTCGCGCCCCGTCCCCAGCGGCGCCCGTCCGGTGCCGTGCAGATCGACCGCGTAGTCCATGCCGACCGCGACGGCGAGCGCGTTCCGTAGCTCCTGGCTGGACTCGATCTCCGCGCGTGCCATCGGCAGCGTGACGACCGTCAGCCCGTCGACACTCTCAAAACGGACGATATGCCGCGGTCCCGCCATGCTAGACCCCCCTCGCGCGGAGCGCCGCGCCGACCGCCCAGCCGATATCGCGACCGGCGCGGTCCGCCTCGGAGCGGTCGCGCGCCTCGATCGTCACTGGTCCGTAATAGTTGACCGCGACGCCCTGGCCGGCGCCGGCCAGCCGGTCCAGCGGAATGACCGCCTCCGGTCCCGCCTCCCCGACCAGTGCCAGCGTCGGGCGCCGGACGATGCCGCCGGCGGCGAGGCGCGGGATCGTGGCGATATCCGGAGCGTCCACAGATAGAGACATACCTGGGATATCCGGGATCGGCCCCGGCATATCGAACGGTCCGACGCTGAATGAGAATTCCAGGGCCGAATTGACCCCGCCAATGAATCCATTGATCCGATCGATCACGCCGTTCGCGGCGCCAATGATGTCCCGCAGGATCCCCAGGATCGTATCCCGCGCGGAGCTGATCGCGCCGGTGATTGTGTCCCAGATCCGCGACCAGGCGCCCGTGATGCCCTCATAGGCGTTGCTGATCGTGCTTTTCACGGCGCCGATGCCGGTCGCGACGATCCCGACGATCCCCAGCCCAGCGTTCCAGACCGTATCCAGCGCGGTCTTGATCCCGTTCCAGGCGGTATCCCAGGCGTCGCTGATCGTCCCCGTCACGGTATCGAGCGTATCCCGGACGGCGCCGATCGCGGTTTCGACCAGGCTCTTGATCTCGCCCCAGATCGTGTCCGCCGTGTCGCGGATCGTCCCCCAGACGGTATCCCAGGCGCCGGAGATCGTCCCCATGACCGTCTCGATCGTGGACTGGACGACGCCGATCGCGGTCTCGACGATCCCCTGGATCGCGCCCCAGATGGTCTCCGCGGTCCCCTGAATCGCCGGCCAGACCGTGTCCCAGATCGCCTGGATCGCGCCCAGCGCCGTCTCGATCACGGACTGGACGATCCCGATCGCGGTCTCGATCACGGACTGGATGATCGGCCAGACCGTCTCGATCGTGGCCTGTGCCGCCGGCCAGACGACGCCCCAGACCGCGGTGATCACGCCCAGCGCCGTCTCGATACCGGCCTGAATCAGCCCGATCGCGGTCGTCACGATCGTCTGGATGATCGGCCAGACGGTCTCGATAATGACCTGGAGACCGGACCAGGCCAGATTCCAGGCGGTCGCGATCGCCGTCAGCGCCAGCTCCAGCCCCGTCCGGATCAGCTCCCAGGCGGTCTGGAGATACGGCGTTAGCCAGCCGATTACGGCGTTCGTGATATCGCGGATCCCGAACAGGTTGTTCTGCCAGGCCAGGTACAGCCCGACGATCACGGCGCCGATCAGCAGGATCACGGCGATGATCGGCAGCATCGCCGTATTCAGCGCGATCCAGGCGGCGACGGACGCCCAGAGCGCCGCCGCTTTCGCGATCAGCGCCGGGACGACCGTCGTCAGGAGCGCGACGCCCAGCGCGACGAACGCCGGCGTCAGGAACAGCAGGATCGGCGTCAGGTTGCCCTGAATGAATCCGACGACCGGCTGTGCCGCGGACAGGATGCCGCTCAATCCGTCCGTGAACATCGTCACGGCTGAGACGACCGCGACCAGCGCCGGGATCAGGTAGGCGCCTAGCGACTCCTGTAGCTCTCCGACCTTGTCCGCGGCGATCGCCATTTTGCCGGCGTCCGATTCCGCGAACGTGCCAGCCTGGCCGGCGAATTTCTGATCGACGGCGTTCAGCAGCTCCTGTGCCGACGCGCCTTTTTCGACCTGGATCCCGTAGCGGCTCAGGACGTTGATATTCTCGTCATTCACGCGGCCCAGCAGCTTCGCCGCCGTAACCAGGTCCATCCCCGTCCCACGCGCCAGATCCTGCGCCGTCCCCAGGCGGTCCAGCGCCTCGTCAGCGTCGCCCGTCGTCGCCGTCATGAGCGCCAGCGCGTCGCGGACCTGGTCGTCGCTGAACGCGAGATCCTGCCCGTTTTTGATCGCCTGTTCCACGGCGCCGGCGTGGCTATCGAATGAGCCTTCGGCGTTCGCGACCGCTTGCTCCAGGCGTCCCATAGACGCGGCGTCCTCTGCCGCGCCCTGCGCCATTTCAAACAGCGACCCCGGCGCGGAGAGTAGTCCGGACCCCAGGACGAACCCGCCGGCGATCTTGCCGACGCCGCCCAGCGCTTTCCCGAATCCGCCGGCCTTTTTCTCCGCGCCGTCCAGGACTTGCGACGCCTGGTCCTCCGCTTTCAGCAGGATCCGGAGCGTCCCGATATCCATCGTCTACTCTCCCCGTCCCGCGATGCGTTCGCGATGCGCCCGCGCCAGATCCGCCTCGATCTCCAGGACCAGCTTTCCCGCCGGCGTGTCATAGATCCGCGTCTGTGTCTTCGCGTCGCCCCTGGCGCTCCGCAGCGCCTCCCAGGCGCCGGCATAGGCGCGTAGGTCCAGGATCGTCTCGATCAGCCCCAGCGGCGCGTTATCAATCAGCCAGAGCGCGCGGACGGGATCGGTGCTGAATTCCTCAGCGATCCGGCTGATCGTCCACTCGATCGGCGCAGCCGCTCCGCGCTCGCCCTCCAGCGCGCGGTGCAGCTGCATCAGGCGTTTTTTCGGTCCGCCTCCGCGACCGCCGGATCGCGCGCCGGGAGGCTGAGCGCCAGGATCGCGCGCGCGATCGTCGTCGCCGTGTCGTCGTCCAGATCGTTGATCGCCTCCGGCGTGACCTTGCGATCCGCCGACCAGCTCAGAATGCCGGCCATCAGCACGTCCCAGCGGTCGTACGTGTCCAGCGGATCGACGTCCGCGGCCAGTGCCGTCTCCAGCTCGCCGGACTGGCGAATCTGGCGCAGCGCGGCCAGGACGTCGCCGCCGAACGCGCGCGCGTTTTCCGCGGCCTCGCGCTCGCGCGTTCGGCGTGCTTTCTCCAGCTGGCGCCCGCTGAGCTTGCGGATTTCCGCCCAGTCGCCGCCGCCCAGATCGATCCGCTCGGTGATGCCCGATACGAACATACCCATCGTCGCTACTCCCCGCGATCGGCGCCGGCACTATCGCCGGCGCCTCTATCCGCCCCTATGCCTCAGTGACCGCGCCGGTCGGCTTAAGCGTAACCGTGTACTTCGTGGACTCCTTGACCGCCGCCTGGCGCTGATAGCTGGCGATGATCGTCTCGACACTGGACGTCTTGGTCCCGCCCCAGGTGATCTTGAGCGTCCGCGTCTCGCCTGGCGCGTTGAACACGGCGTCCGGTCCCGTCGTCGCCGTGTCGTCATAGAACCCGCCCAGCTCGATATCGTCCACCATCTTGACGCCGGAGAACAGCGACTGTTCCCAGGCGACGCCAAACGGTGTCGATTCCTCCAGGACCGCCTGAACGTTGACCTCGTTGATCTCCGTGACGTACTGCGTCATGTCCTGGAGCGCGCCGCCCTCGGAGGCGTCGAATTCGATCGTCAGATCGTCGCTGCCATACTTCGCCATGATCTCCCCCTCGATCTACCAGGCGGGCGCTACGAACGCGCGACGCCGACCATGAATGAGACGGACCGCGCCGCGCCGGCGGCTCCGTTGAACGCCCAGGCGACCGCCAGGTAACGATTGATCGTGCCGGCGATCGTGACGCGCTCGGCATCCGGCGCCGTCGCGACCGCGGCGAACGTCGCCAGGTCCGCATAGGTGATGTTGTCGGCGCTATGCCGCGCGCGGACCGTGATCCCGGTCCCGCCGTCCAGCGTCAGCGCCGTGACCGCCAGATAGGCGGCGCCGCCGCCCGCGGAGCTGGCGCCGGAATCGACCGCCGACGCCTCGGTGTTGCCGCTGGCCGCGGTCTGGGCGCCCAGCGCGTGGACGATCTCCCCGTCCTCGATCGCGCCGCTGGCGTTGTATTCCGCGACCGCTTTCGTCAGCTCGTTGACCGCCGCGGCGCGCTGATAGCTCGACTGGAGCGGTCCGGCGGCGCCGACGAACGGCTGGCCCGCCGTGTTGCCGGCATAGCCGAACGCGACGACGCGCGCGGCGCCGTTCGTGCCGGCCAGCGCGGCATTGATCGCGCCGGCGGCGTCGTCGTAAAACCCCTCCTGCGTCAGCTCATAGCGCTTGACGCCGGTCGCGGCGTGCGATTCCCAGGACTCGCCCAGGACCGTCACGT